ATACTATTACAGATAGAGATCACATAAAAGAATTTTTAGATAACTGTGAATCATCAGTTGGAGCATCTATTGAGCAATCAGTTGCAGAAATAAACAAAATAGGAATTCAGAAAACTATGATGTTTGAGTGTGATAAAGATTCTTGTAAAGAAAAAGATAAGCCCAAAGAATTTGAGGCGGCAATATCATTTGATCCTGTAAATTTTTTCACGGCTTCCTAGGACGGGCCGAACCTGAACAAATTGTTCAGTATCTAGAGAAGCTCAAAAAAGACTCAGAGGCCATACATGATAATATAACAGAAATGGTGGTTTACTCTGAAGGTAAAGTATCAATAAGCGAAGCATGGGCAATGAGTCATACCGAAAGAACAAGATTTGTAAAAGTTTTAAATAATTATATTAAAAAGAAAAATGGTCAAGAAGGCTCGGAAAATATGTAATGAGTTGGTATTATAAAGACAAAGAAATTACAGTACTTCCAGAAGACTGCGAAGCATTTGTGTATCTAATTACTAATTTAACCAACGATAAAAAGTATGTTGGTAAAAAATTAGCAAAATTCAAAACAACAAAACCGCCACTTAAAGGAAGAAAAAATAAAAGACGTGGTAAAAAAGAAAGCGATTGGCGTACTTATTGGGGTAGTAGCGACCATCTTAATGCAGATGTATTAGAACTAGGAGAGGATAAATTTCGTAGAGAAATATTATACTATTGCCCTAGTAGAGGAGTTGCAAGTTACATAGAAGCCAGAGAGCAATTTGAAAGGCGAGTACTTGAAACTGACGATTATTATAACGGCATCATTAACGTCAGAGTAGGTGGTTCAAAAATCCTTAAAGAGGCATTAAAGACCTTATAAGTAGGTGTGTTAAAACGTAAGTTAGAACACAATCACATCAAGGCACACAAAGGACTATACACCCGCCCCAACAGAGGCACATTAAATCTGGCTCCTTGACAATCCGGTAATCCCGGTGCGAGATCTGGAGTTGTATAGCGGCAAAGATACAAACACACGACAATCAGTATTAAAAGGATGTAGGCAATGAGAAAAAGCAACCTACAGGTTATGTAACTAAACTTAACTAGGTTATATAATCTCCGTGAGATTCGAGACGGTAGTGTATGGGGACAAAAGGCTCACTGGTTCCTAATAGCACCCGAGTTTAAGATGGCGACAACATCACATGATGACATATTCTCCTGCATAGGAGAATTATGACTCCTCCATACATGATAACGGAGTAAATTTAAGTCGAGTAAATGAGTTGAGTGGAACGAAACGAATTGACGAAGACTTAAAAGGTCCGAAGGACCTAATTAATATGCTTTAATAGAATGTATAAAGCGATTTTTCTTTATTTCCGATAGATCTGGCTCGTGTGTTAATTTACCAAGAGGTATTTTTCCAACAGCAAGTTTTTTGTCGTCTATAGGGTAAGGCAGTTTGTTGTGTATTTTAGCAAGGAACCTGTTTAAGTTTAACATATACTTTCTTCCGGCAACCAAGTCTTTATCTAACCAACATAGTAAAAAAGTTTTTAACAGATGTGTAGGCTGTATTTGTTCTTTTGGGATATCTATATCCCCATCGTTAAAGATAGCCATTATGTGTTTGCCTACATGAGGGTAACCCATATACAACCAGTGTTCTGTCATATCAGGTGTAAACAAATCATAATCTTCATCTATTAATTCTTCTCCAGGGTCATCTGTGAGTACTAAAATTTTTGCTTTATTACTTCTGTTTAAATCCTCTAAGTGGTGTATTGTGTCATTTAGTTTTACTAAAATATCATATAGTTTTTGACTAGGATATTTTTCTTCCATAAGATTATAATGCATACTTGCAAATATATCGTGCAAATAGTTTAAGTCCATGGAAGAAATTTCTAAATCTGGTTTAAGATTTTTTAATTCATCTATAGTGTTATACAACACTTGCTCTACTTCTTGAATACTTTCGCCGAATCCGTAGCAACTGCTATTATTTAAAACTGGAAATTTATGATTTTTAAGACGTTGCCAAACTTTTTTAGCAACACGATTATCGAATAGTTCGTATGTTAGAGTGTATTCTGCATTTTTGCCTAAATTAACATCAATTAACATACTCTGTGTCGGTGTTATAACTTGTAAACCCGCCCTCTTTGACTACAGTTAATACATTGTTTACACGTCCTATAAGTTCTTCTTTGTGTGATATTAACATTATATTTTTGCCTTGTTCACGATGCATTTTTTTCAGTACTGCTAATGCATTTTCTACGCCCATACTGTCCATACCACTGTCAACAAGTTCGTCAATACACATTAAGTTCATTGGTCTGTTTAAACTTTCGTATATGTCTCTAAATGCCCAACTTAACCCAAGTATAAGTCTGTTACGTTCTCCACGACTTAAATTATCAAAATCTAAGTCTCTGCCATATTCTGTAATCTCTACACCTAAATCACTTGCAAATTTAACCTCATGTGGCAAGCCAAGTTTTTCCAAATAGTAGGATAATCTATGATTAAGATATGCAATATTTTGATCAATAATCTTTTTACGAATAAAACTGTCTTTGCTTGTAAGCAATTTATAAAGGAAGTCTTGGTGTTCTTGTAAATGAGTTAGTTCATTCATTAGTTCAAAACTAATTTCCTGTATGCCGCTGGTTTTAAGACTGTCTATTTGTTCTATATAAGGATTTTCTTCTTGTGCTTTTTCTTGCAATTGAGTATGCATTGTGTCTAAATTGTGTTTATGTGATAATGCTTCTTCTAATGTATTATAAACAGTATTAGGCATATCAGGTAAATCATTAAACTCTGTTAATGCAGATTCTAAATCAGTATTTCTATCTATCAGCTCATTATTATAGTCTTCTTCTGCTACAATTTTTTCCTCTAATTCCTTTGTGTATTCTTCATGTGTATCTAAATGAGCAGTTGGTTGTTCACATGCTGGACAAACACCTGCTTTAGCACTTTCTAAATCACTCTCTAGTTGAGTTAATTTATCTTCACTTCTGTTTAAACTGGTTTGTAAACGTTTATACTCTGTGTCTAATGTAAGTTTGTTACTGTTATGTTCTTTTAATTCAGTAACTTGTTTATGGTTATCTAGTTCTTGATCTATATCAAGTTTTTCCATTTCTACTATCTGTGTGCCTAGTTCAGTAACTTTTGTATCTTTATTAACTTCCCATGCCTTACTACGACTTTCTATTTCCTGTATGTTTTTTTCTATACGTTTATTACTGGCTTCTATGGCATTTATTGTGATTTCTTCTTCTTTAATACTGTCTCTAGTAACTTTTTGTCGTTCTTTTAATATTTCTGCCTTTTCTGATAATTCTGTGATACCCAACAACTGCTCAATCATATCCTTTTGATCGTTGTTTTTCATTCCTAAGAAAGGTTCAGTATATGTATTAAGAGCAATTAAGTGTTTGAACATTGTGTGAGGAAAACCAATTATTTTTTCTATTTCTTTTTGTGTTTCTCTGCTGTCACCTTGTTGCTCACCGTCAACAGCATCTTGACCATCTATATAGAGTTTTAAAATATTTGGACGTCTGCCTCTTTCTATACGATATTGTTTGCCTTGTATTTCAAACTCTACTGTGGTAATCATTCCTTTACCATTTGTTTTGTTGATAAGGTTATCTTTTCTAATATTAGTAAGAGCGTCTCCATATAGTGCATAACTGAGTGCATTTATAATAGTAGTTTTACCTGTTCCGTTTCTGCTACCATCACCGCCCATGTCTAAGTTATGCCCTAGTACAAGTGTAAGTTGGCAGTTGTCAAAATTAACTGCCTGTGTGTTGTTTCCAACACTCATAAAGTTTTTTGCTGATACGTTTTTAATTTTTAACATTAAGTTTCTATACTATTATATATTTCTATTAGTACCTGTTTTTCTACTGTAGGACTTTCTATGGTGTCTAATTGTGCAAGTACAATTTGATCTACACTCTCAAATTGTATTTCTCCGCCTTCAAATTCTTCTTCTTCTTTAATTGGTATAAGTTGTAATTCTCTAACGCCATATTGCTCTGCAAATTTTTCTCTAACAAAGTTTGCTTCTTCATAACTGATACTTACATCAAGTATTACTCTTGCATAAGTGTATTCGTCTAATAAATTTTGATGGTTATCCAACAGTTCTTTTAATGTAAACTTTTTATATTTTGGGCATTCTTGCCAATTTACATAAAGAGGCTCTTCGTCCCATGTTAAGAACATGGCACCTCTTTCATTATCGTCTACATCTGCGTAATTATGAGGGAAAGCATTGCCTATATAATGTATGTTATTTTTAAATTGTCTTTTATGGAAATGCCCACTAAACACATACTCTGGATTACCTAACATCTTGTCACTAATGCCACCATGATCTGGCATTTCTACCATTGCATT